CCGGTGCCGGTGTCGGTTACAGGAATGCTGGCGTTCACGCCTGCTGCTTCGGCGCCGGTCCCGGTGTCGCTGACCGGGATGGACGCGCTTACCGCCACCGCATCTGCCCCGTGGCCGGTATCCTCGAAAATTATCAGCGTGGCATCGATGGTAGCGGCATCCAATCCGGTTCCGGTGTCATCGGCGAAGATACTGGCTAGCAGCGAATCAATGGTGTCAGCCCCCGCTCCTGTGTCAAGTACGGGGATGCTGCCCTGGACAGACACGCTCTCAAACTTGGGATCGTAGACAGCGCCCATGCCCACAGCTTCCTGCTGGTTGGTGCCGTAGTCGGCTATGGTAAACGATTGATCAGCCATTGATTCACCACCTTCACAAAATGCGGTTAATTTAGGATATGGTTATGGTTACTGTCACTACCCATGTAGTACCGCTGGCTTTGACGCCAAGATATTGCACTCTCCTGCACAAATTCACTCCCGTATCATCAGCCGCGTTGACAACCGTAAACTCCTGCCAGTCGTAGTTGGCGTCCGCGGTCCCGAATGTCGCGCGGAACGTGACGGTCTGGCCGGAAACCTGCGGGAATGTAGCGTCCATCGGCCTCCACGTCCTGTTCGCTGTCGCCTGGAGTCCGGTCTGCGTGGCTGCCGCCGCCGTGGTGCTGTCGCCCACGCCGATCCTGGCGTTGGCACTGTTGAACGCAGTTGCCGTGCCGCCGATAAGCAGGGTCAACAGTGCAGTGATACCCTCATTCAGCAGTATGTTTCCGTCGAACTCATCAACGGCGTAAAGGTTTTCCGGCATAGCCTCGCCGTGGTACTTCTCGATCTTCCAGTGAGGCCGCCAGCAGGCATGTTCATGGATGCCTACAGAGGCACACACTCCCACGTTTTCCAGTGCCATACCGTAATCAGAAACAGAAGAGCCGCCTTGTTTGGCGGCCTGGAGAATTGCGTGAATGAGTTGTTTGATATTCATTTTCAACCCCTCCCTTACAAATATAAAACCGCAGAGGAAAGGGCAGCGATCAGCCTGCCCCTTGTCGTCCCTAGGAAACTATCCCTGCGAAAATCAAAAGACAGTTGCAATCTGCCGTCTTAGTTCACGGAAAACTATTTCAGCGTCAACTTCATCAGACAATACCTGGTTCTCAACATTAAACAGCGGGCCGTTGATTTGAATCGTGCGGCCCCTTTCTATGACTGGCGGCGCTGCGCCGGCCATAACCTGCCGTGGGGTCAATCCAGCGCCAGCATATACCGGAACAGGAAATACTCCCAGTGTGATTTGAGGCTCTGCTTTAAGGCGGGACAGTGCAGAAAAATCTTTTTTTAGTTTATCTAGCGCCTCCCTGGAACTCTCTATAATTCTTTCTAAAGCCTTTTCGATGTAGGATGGAGAAGCAATGCCAAGTCCCCTTTTAAATCCATTCCACAGGTTATTAGCCGCTTCCCTGGCGTTGCGCCAAAGGGTGCCCCCGATGTCAAGCAGTCTTTGTGCTGTTTGCGTTAAGATATTCCAGACTTCTCCCGGCAGGCTGCGGATGGTATCCATAATGCCGGTTACTATATTCATCCCTGCGCTGATAGCCCTCGTCCTGGCTTCTAATGCAAAGGATGTAACCCGTTCTGCTGTCCGGAGCAGCCAATCCCAAATGCGCCCCGGTAGCTCACGGACAAACGTGATCACATTTTCGAGAATGCTCCGCCCAGCTTCAATTGTCCTTTCCCTGGCCTCTGCAGTAAACTGACGCAGCCGAACTACCGTATTCACAAGCCATTCCCACACTCTGTCGGGCAACTGTCGAACCCAATCAATAAAATCAGCAACGAGCCTGGACCCGGTATCCTTCGCCCAGTTCCAGGCAATGACCGACCATTCCGTCATCTTTCCTGCCGCCAGCTTCAACCCATCCCAAATATTTCCAGGCAGGTCGAGGAAGAAGCGGATTAGTGCGCCGACAGCATAACCTGTCCAGTAAGGTAAGTCCTCGATGAAAAACTTTGAAAGCCATGCACCTGCCTCCGCCAACACTTCACTGATTCTTGCAGGTAAGCCTCCGAAAAAGTCTATAATTGTATTCAACGCGGTTACAAATATCTGTTTAACGGTCTCCCACAAATTAATAAAAAACCCACTCACGATATCCCAATGCTTGATTACCAGGCCAACGGGGTGATAATCAAGGAATACCTGCTTAATCCACTCCCAGGCTGCCAAGAATGTGCCTTTTACTGTCTCCCATAGTCCTACGAAAAATTCTTTCACAGCATCCCAATGCTTGATCAGGGAATATGCCCCGACAGCTAACGCAGCAACTGCAGCAATAATAAGCCCGATGGGGCCGGTGAGTACTAAAAACGCTCCTTTTACCACCAGCAAGGCCCCCTTGAGGGCTGCTATCCCTGCTGCGATTTGCGCCACCGCTCCGAACAACACCCCAAACACAACCAGCAGCGGGCCGATAGCTGCAGCTAATAGTGCAACCGTAATAATGATTTTCTTAGTTCCTTCATCCAAATTTGAAAACCACTGCACGGCAGGCATGACGTACTTTTCCACCAGGTCGCGCAGGACAGGGATAAGTATCTGCCCCAGCTGTATGGCTACCTCGCTGATTGCCGACCAGAGGATCTTCATCTGCCCGGCGAAGGTGTCTAGCTGCTTCTCCGCCATCGCTATTGCCGCCTGTGTGCCGGTGATTGTCGCTTCGTACTGCCGAAGAGCATTACCGCCTTGGGCAATTAAGGCCAGCATACCAGGGCCTGCCTCCTGGCCAAAAAGCTGGACTGCTGTCGCCGCGTCGATGTTCCTGCTCTTCAGTTTGTCGATGATGTCGGCCAGGCTGTGGACTTGTGGGTTCACGTCCTCAACTTTCAGGCCAAGGGACGTAAGTGCTTCTACCACATCCTCCGAGGGGTCCATGAGACGAGACAATGCCCCGCGTAGTACCGTGCCTGCCTGTTCACCCTTGAAGCCGGCATCATACAGCCCCATCAGCGCCGCTGTAGATTCCTCGATACTGTACCCCAAAGCATGAGCTACAGGACCAACGTAGCGCATGGAGTACGCCAGTTTGTCCATCGTGGCTTGGCTGTTGCCAATGGCAGCTGCGAAGACGTTGGTCACGCGCTCGGTGTCCTGCGCCTGAAGCCCAAACTGGTTCAACGTAGCGATAACAGTATCGGTTGTAAACGCCAGGTCGCTTTGCGTGGCGGCGGCCAGATCAAGAGTGGGCTTGATAGCTTCTGCCATCTGGTTTGCCTTCCAGCCTGCGGAATTATGCACTATTACGCCTGTGGAGTAAGTATGGTCTTCTGTTTCCAGGTTATATACCATTCCATGATAGTCTTCTCTTTGAATGCTCCAAACGGGCAGGTACAAATAATCTTCGTCAAACCAAAATTTGTTGTAGCGAAGAGTCCTTTCTGTTTTTATGCCAGTTAATGTATAGATATAGTCGGGATTTGTAGTCGAGATAGTGTAAATACGTTTACAGTCGGATAAATATCCAGAAGGCATTTCTTTTCGGCAACCTTTCGTTGTTCCGATAGAAAAGGCCATTCCGACCTTTGCGGCAAGGTAGTTAATCGTATAAGCTATGTTCGGCGAAACTGTGGAAGCCGCCAATACACCGGTTTCATGACTTACGTATCCATCGGAAGCAAAATAGCCTTTCAGATAGCTGATAACTATTTCTGGAGATGAGTTAAAAATTGCCGGGGGTATCCTTTTGTTCTGAGCACCTCTGCCAATCCAATCAGTAACGAGCGCAGCAAGAGGCCTGCTCCATGCCACCACTTGGACGCAATTAATCTGTGGCCGTTCATGCACCGAATAGCCAAGGCCCTCCAGATAAGAACAAAGCCAGTCTTTGGATTCCTTGTCCTTATTGTTAAAAACGCAGAATACCCTTTCGTCGTCTGCCCATCCGTCGCCCGTCATAAGGCCCAGAAAATAGGCTAAATCGCTGTCCAGGACTGCAGGCAGTTTTTTGCGTGTTCTGTGTTCCCAGATTAACGGAGTCTCTTTAACTTCTTTAATCCGCGGAATTAAAAGAATATCTCCCTTTTGTATGTCGCCAGCGGGTATAAATTCTGGAGTGTAATTAACATAGTATTTTTTAGTGCACTTCTCCCTTTGTTTTTTACGACAGGAAGGGTTACACAATGATGGAGAATTGCTTTCCCCATGCTGCTGATATGGTCTGCACGGTTTGCCCCTAACAACCAGAACGGGGTGGTTGGGCGTAACCCTAAATGCCGGCTGTAACAATGGCTTTATTTTCAGCACGAATCCCTCTGTGCAAGGGCGAAGTGTATGCTTAAGCACTCTTTGCTGAAGCCCTGCGCTGCCTATAACATGGTTTTCACGATACGAACCTATTTCAGCTACCCTATACTCGCCTGTAATAATCAACTCGTCCGGCGGTTGGCAGGCCATATAGTACATTGCATCAGCGGCTTCTTTTGCGCTGAAAGCGGTAGTAGCGCCCATCTCGCGGGCCACCTGCTCCATCTTTTTCAACTCTTCAGCTGTAGCACCGGAGACAGATGCAGCATTGGCCATCGCCTGCTCGAAGTCAGCGGTCATCTTGACGGCGGCAGCAGCAACCCCTGCGATAGGCAGAGTAATCCCCATGGTTAGCGTTTTGCCTATATCCCCCAGGCGCTCACCGGCCTTCTGGAAGCCCTCGAACCGCTCTTCCGCCTTTTTAATTTTCGCTTCGGCGTCGCGTATGCCTTTGTCAAATTTGTCAAGACGGATCCCGAGTTCCGCCCAGATAGTACCAAGACTTGCCATACATCGACCCCCCTGTTACAGAATATTTTCTCCGGCCCACTCACCGTCTTCAGCTCCTGCACCGGTCTGATTCGTTTTTTCCGCCAGCCACCATACCGCAGCCTCATCAACGAAAAAGCGCTGCAGTCCAGACAGCGCAGGTAAATAACTTGACGGGGGCACTTTCCAATATGCTGCGACCGTGACCAGTCGCGCGAAACCTTCACTAGCCACGAAAGGGCGACAGTTCTTCTGCCCCCGTGATGTAGCTGAATATCTTCATCTTCTGCGCCAGCGTCAGCGGATGGATGGACGTTATCTCATCGTATGCCGGCTCTACCAATGCTTCGCGGGATATCTCATCCAGCATGGGCAGCATATCAGCGATATTGCCCCCGCTATCCAGCTTCGCTGCAATTTCATCTTTGCCCATACCATCCTGTGCCAGCTTCTGCACTTCTGCCAACAGCGGGTTGCCGATTCGCAACTGCAGGAGCTTTGGCGTCAAATCAAGCAAACGTACCTTCACATTAATAACAGCTCCAGGCCGGAAGCCGGGGATTTCGATGATCTCCGGCTCGGCCTGGGCGCGTATTTCATCTAGTGGTGTGACTGTTTTAGCTGCCATTTAGCTCAACTCCGTTGGTAATGTATCTACGAATTCCTTGCGATACACCCCGCCACCCTGCGGATTCTCCATACATTCAATATTCATCTCCGGGATCACCCAGGTCCGGTCTTGCAGGGTCTCGTTTCCAAAAGTTGCGCGGCAGTAGCGGAAGGTGTATTTGATAAAGCCGTCTAATCCAGCAGCAGCATTGTAATTTACCGCATATGCCTCCGCACGGAAGTACGGCGGGTTTTGTTGCGCTGCAATGGTCGGGGCTTCCCAGCCGTTTATGCGTGTAGCCGCGCCTTCGACGATCTCAATCAGCGTGCCGCCGGCTATAAGCTGTATCGCTCTAGCGTCGAAGCGGGCGTCCTGCAACGTCAAATTCACACCAACGATTGTGTCAGGCTCCTTGATGCGCAGTAGGATGCCGTCGCCACCGCGCAGGATAGCCGCTTCCCCGCCCTCACTAACTACAGATACCCCGACCTGCTGAGCCGTTCTAATACCATACGTGACAGCCGGGCTTACAGGCAGTCCGGCGACAGTAAGCGATGTGACTACCAGCCCTCGTACTCCGCGTATATAACCCCGTTTAACTTGTGGCAATGCCGTTGTCATTTGCTTTGCCCTCCTTTGGTTTTCTCAAAAGTCGCCTGAGGCTGATTCTCCACGTACTTTTGCTTCACAAGTACTTCCTGTAGCTCTACCGGCATATCCGGCGCTTCTTTGCCCGCCGTCAGCCGGTATTCGACACCTTCATGGAAGATTATACTGTTCACCAGTGCCTTCAAAACTGTTACCCCCTTTCATGTATTACTGCCGCCTCAAACGTCACCAGACAGCCGATCAGCCGCCGCTCTTCGTCCACAAAATCACCTGCGCCAAACGGCGTCCACTTGATCCAGTACCGCTCGCCAGACTGGTCATCGGTAATCACTACACCGTTTAAGGCCACAACCGCCATCTGCCTCAGCGCGTCGAGCGTAACGAAGCAGTCCTGGCTCCGGTAGATGCGCACCTCGATGATCTGATCGCCGGCAAAAGGCACATCTGGAGCCTCCCGGATACCGGCCATCTTGACGGTCGCATACGGAGATACCACGTTGGCCGGTGCAAGGTACGCCTGGTACGCCCGGCCCTCAAGCGGATATACGTGCCTTTTCAGTTGCTGGATTACAGCCCGGCGCAGTGACATTTTTATCCCCTCTACTCCTACAGTCGTTTATAGCTATCCCAGATTTCCGGTATGGCGGCGTCAATCGTCGGCTTGAGTATAGCGTACCGCCCATCCCGGGCCAATTCCAGGAATACGCCGTACTCCACGGAGTGTCCTAGCCGGATCACTACTTCATTCCGCATTAAGCCCCGCAGCTCCGTCGTACCAAACAAGCCATTCCTCGCGTTATGTGTCCGGTTTTCCCAAGGAGCGTTCTCTTTTGCCCGCCCCTCCAGCTGGCCTGCCCAGTTCTTCGCTAATGCAATGACCGCCTCCCGGCGCCGCTCAGCCCAGTCTTTCATGTTCCCGATCACTTCTTCGCCGCCCGGCATCATGCCACCTCCTCCAGCAGGGCATGGACTGCGTAAATTTCGCCGTTGTAACCCCGTGGGATGACGCGCACCACCCGGTAAGAGCGCCCGTCCACAAGCTTAAATTCGTCTACAACGTCGCTGCCCCAGCGCAGGTCAGCATCATGCGGCGCAATGAGCGCCCAGCCGGACACGGCCTGGTGCATCCCCGCCTCCGGCTGGTACACGCGCGGCAGCTGCTTCGTCGTTACCAGCCGCCCTTGGAAGGGCGGCAGGGCCCTGGTCTGTTCGGTTCGGCCCCCACTTGCGTTCTGGACGTATACCTTCCGGCGGATAACAACTGTCACGGGGTTTTCAGCGATGTTTTGTTCTGTTGCCTTCCGCAGGGCTTGTAGAACGTTGCTCACGATGCCTCCACCCCCGGCACAGCAGGCAGGTCATAGCCAAGTAGCTTTGACCCAATTCCGGGCGCCATAGACGCATACATGTCCGCCATCTGCATGCAGTGGTCGCGGTACTCTGTGAGCTTCACGAACTTATGTCTTTCGTCTCCGGCCTGGCTTTCCTCAAGGCCGCCGCGCTCGCTCATGGCCCAGGCCGCCTTCAGCTTCCAGCCCGCAGCCGCCGCTTCGTGAATATGGTTAGCTTCCTGGAGCAACGCGTCTATCTCTCCATCCCGGAAACGAGTGTCCGCATCGCTGCCGCCCGGCGGGATTTTCTCGTCCAAAAGCTGGCGAAGCTTTTCACGCAGTTCTGCTGTCGGTGTCATATGGTATCGCCTCCCATTTAGGGGGAGCTGCGCCCGGCCTGTGTAACCAGGCGCAGCTCAATACTTAAGCCGCGATTGTGATCTCCTGCACATTCTCCTCCACTGCGGCAAAAACTCCCCTGTGAGCATAGGCCACGATCTGCTCCTGGATGAGCCTGGTCAGGTCGCCGGCCTGTGCCTCAACGCGCAGGTCCTGCTTGACCAGCTCCTTAAGGCCGCGCTTGGGCCGGATAAGATATGCCTTGTTCTCTGGTACACCAGGATAGCCGTGCCGCTCGTCGCCTTCATAGTAAACCACGGTCTGGATACCAGTGATGGCCGGGTACTGTGTGCCCTCAAGCAGGTGTCCACCACGCATGGCCAAGTTGATTTCAGGCTGCATGACTGGATGCGCCAAAAGCAGGGTACCGGGGCGCTTCGCTTTTGCGGCATCCTTCTGCGCTTTAATCAGTGTCTGGTACACGCCCACCCAGGCAGGCTGCCCGGCCGGCGGAGCCTGGTAAGCCGTCTTGTTGGCCGCCGGGTAGGTGAACGTGAGGATGGGCGCCAGGTGCATGTGGTTCAGCAAGGCATTGTACGCCTCACCGACGGCCCGGTTGAGCAATTCCACGCGGAAACTCTCGTTGAAATCCACAATCTCCTTCGTGTACTCGAACCCTGCCGCATAAGTCAGGATACGTGCCGTCGGGCCATGCACGGCCTCCAGTACGCCGAAGCGCACTTCCTGGCCCTCAATCCACTCGGTAAAGACGACTTTGCCGGCAAGTGCCCATTTCATGTCCAAGGCACGTGGGAAGTTGGCGTCCTCGATGCGCTCATAGATGGGTTGGTACACCACGGGCTGGGCCTCACGGCCAAGCTCCACGTCCAGTACCACTTTACGCAGCAGGTCCTTGTACTGCTCCAGGCCGCCGCTGGTGATCATCTCGCCGATGGGACGGGACAGAGCCAGCGTCTCCATCTCTCCGTTGATGATCTTTTTTGTTACATATTCCACTTTGCCGTTAAGCGCAAACGGCACCTGGGTTTCATACGTACCCTGGCGCCGTGCGGCTAACAGCGCTTCTTTGCTAACTACTTTGTACATCGTTATTTATCCCTCCTAGCTCGCTATAATGCCTGCAGCCCGTAGTTTTGCCAGCAGCGCATTGAAATCAGCCACAATCCCGGCCACATCCGTAGCTGTACTGTTAGCCTGAGCCGCCGCCTGGACCATCAACTCGTTAGCCGGATCGTCTAAGATGAATCTTAACGGCACAGTGGCCGCGCTACCTGCGGTAAGTGCAGACGTCGCCCGCCCAATGAGCCGGTTGGGCGCAGTCGCCCTTGCTGCGACGTTTGTAATCAAGTTAGCTACCGGATCCCAATAAAGCAACTGGCCTATACTATAAGCCGGTGTCCTGAACACCTGGGTGCTCTCGTACTCTGCCTGCTCAATGTTTAATGCCACGTTCCCGCCCGCAGCGACAGTAGCAAACGCCGCGCCGAACCAACCACCGATCAGGTAGAACTTCCCGGCTTCCACACCTCCGGTTGGCGCTACCACTACAACCGACTTGCCGTCACTAACCTTCGCCCGCGCCACAGGAACCGTGGTCGTCGGGACAGGATGTCCGAGTTGAACCATTTTACATACCTCCTATTTTAGATTGCTACTCTCTTGACAACAACACCGCTACCCGGCTTCTCCCGGCCATCGGCCTTAGGCGTTATCGGCGTGTCCTTGAAGATGCCGGCCAGTGCTTCTTTGACGTCCTCCTGCTCCAGCATTTCACCGATGGCTTTTCTAATGGCCGCCTCGTCCGTTGCGCTGCCCAGCTTTAACATCCGCTTGACCAGCGGACGGGCCGCTTCTGCTTGCACCATCTCACCAACCACTTTGTCTACCAGCTTCTCATGCTCGGCAGCCACTGCCTTGAGCTGGACCTCCCTGGCCGCCTTGACCGCCGCCACCAAGTCCGACAGCTTGGCGTCCTTGCTGAACGCGAACGCTTCCGCTATCTCTCCCATGGCCTTGACCGCCTCAAGCAGTTGGTTCCAGCGTTCAGCGCCGATCTCGCCGGCCACCTCGTCCAGCTTCCAACCCAATTCCTTCGCCAGGACTTTCACATCCCAGCCCATTTCGCCGATAACCTGCGCCGGCTTAACACCCAGCTTGCGCAGTTCCGCTAACAGCTCTGCCAACGTCATTGATTTTGCACCTCCGTTATTATTTGAAATCACGTCAATCTCACCGACAGCTACCACCTGGGTAGGCATGCCCGCGCGCCCCAACGGGGTCCAGTCTATGCTCAGCGGCTTGTAATCAACCACCTGCGTTTCTCCCCCGACCGTCTGCAACGTGGGCACCCCAAAGATGCTCACCGTCCGGACGGCCCCTGCCCGGATCCACCGCTTTAAGTCCGCAGCCGACTTGTCAATCACCCCGCGGAAGTATGCCTTCCCATCTCTAAACAATGCCCCCACCCAGTGTGTGACCGGCGTAGGAAACTGACTATCCACATCTTCTGGCTTCTGATGGCCAAGAAAGCCAGGCAGCCCCTGGCGCATCACTTCGCCGACTATTTTTTGCAGCGCTTCCGGTTTATAGTTCCAACCTCGCTTGCTCCTGCCAGTCGGAACTTCGACTATGACCTCCATCGGATTATCATCGCCCGCTTTCAGCGTGGCTATGTCAATTCGGGGGTTTAAGGGGATATCCTGGACCGCCATTTCTCCAGAGATCGTGGCCATTAGCCATGCCATCTCGCCCGCCCCGGCCAGCTCCAGCAGGCTCTCAGGCGGCTCCAGGTTGACCTCCTTCTGCCGGTAGTGGCGCAGGATATGCCGGGCGGCCTGGCGCATTTGTTCCGGCGTCAGGTCCGGCTCAGCGCGCGCTCCGGCCAGGGCAGCCGCAGCCGCGATGAGGCCGCCGCGGTTGAGGATGAGCGTGTCGCCACTGAGCTCATGATGGGGCATGACCCAGTTCTGGCTCGGCGCATCGTCTAATGCTTCACCCCGGATAACTGCATAGCACTCTCTTATCGCCTCCGCTGCGCCGTCCACGCCTTCCTCCAGGAGCTTCAGCAGCCTGTTGCGCAGCGCTGTTTTGTCAATCGTATCCCAGGATTTGCCAGAAACGCGCTTGTTGTTAATTATCGCCATTCTCCACTGCCCCCCTTTTCGCCTAAGACAGTCAGTGTCAGCCGGACCTCCGGGCACCTGCCTGCCCGCTCAACGATAATACACTTATCAATGCAAATTTCCACTGGCAAAATAGATAAGGCCTGGCGGATGGCCGCGACATAGTTGCCGCACCCCAAATTAAGAGGCACCGGCTTTTTTGTTTCCGGTGCCTCGGGAAAAGACATGCCCTTGGGTAACTCACTGTTGAATTGGTTCAAACCGTATCCCTCCGTCCCCCGGGAAGGGCAGCCTGTGATCGTGCGTTCCTTCGAGGATTTCGCGCGGAATTCTGGAAAATGCAGCACACTTCGACCCTATATAATCCTTAGGCGACTCGTAGCTAAGATGTTTACATCGCGCACACTGGTATCCGTATTTCGGATACTCTACGCTCCTGTCATCCAAAATCCAGCCGCCATCTTTTGCCTCAGGCATACTAACGCACCTCCCGCGCATAATTTAACCCTAGCCTTTCCGCCACAGCTGTCCAAACCGTGTGATGGTGTTCTGCTTGTGCCGCCTCCGGCGTCATTTGACCAGCATGAATTTTTTGCCAGAAATCGCTTTCCACCGCACTGTTCGCAATACTATACTCAACATCCACTACTTGCCGTTGCGGCCACCCGGCTTCCGGTCTGTGCATCGAGTGCACATACGTTCGTCCTACTGCGCGTGTTTCAGATACGTTCGTTAGAATAGAAAAATGTATATCATCCAAGGAGAAAGACCCTCCTACCGTAGGATGATTATGTGTCGCTACTATCTCTGGACCGGCAGCCACTATGCTCCGAATATCCGCTTCGGTAAACCCAATTTGACTAACCATTCCATCTTTAGTAAAAACCACGTTTCCTTGTCTGTCTAGTATATAAATCCTCTCGTGTGGTAATCTTGCGATTTCGTCTTCCTTTGCACGAAGCGCTGTTTGAATAAGCGTCGTCGGCATTAACGGTGCCACTGGTCGCCCCATGAACCGCCTTGCATCCTCATTATACCACTTTTCGATATCCGGCTGCAACGCCGGGTTTTTCATCCACTCCCGCAGGCGCTCGGTGAACTGCTCGGGACTTTCCCAGGCACTTATCGTCACACACATGCATGCGGGGTGTGGGCGAGTCGGCTCATACCCTTTCGGATAAAACCCCGGCTCACCATGGCTCGTATTGGCAGCCATATCGTCGCAAACGTCGGGACGAGGCATCACCCGGCCAAGGCTTAACCGCCAGTATATCCCCCGATACCCCGGACTGTGCTGGTTTGCCGCCACCATCCCTTCATGGAAGGCGTTGTTCATCTCCGTACGGGCCAGGCGCATGGCCTCATAGCTGACGTCCTTATGCACACCAAGCCTTTTTCTCGTCTCGGCCTTATGCGCCGTCCAGACGCCCGGCTGCAAATACTTCTGCACCTGCTTCGCAGTCGTCCTGGCATCCTGGCCCCGGGCCACGGCATCTTCAACGATAATCCGTATGCTGTTCCGGGCCCGTTCGCTGGTCCGCCATACCCGGTCAGATATTTTCAACCCGTCCTGCCGGGTCCGGGCCAGCATCGCCAAAACCGCCCGCTCGTTGATACCGGCGAACAACCGCTTGACATCTGCCGCGGGGAAGGCGCCCTGCAGCATGTGAGCCGCCACGTCAGCAGTGCCGCTAGAGCCTGCTGTGCTGGCCATCCAGATACCCTGGTGTACCGCAGCCACGACCTCCTTGCTCATCTCCGCCGCCCGGCGGTCCAAGTTTGTCTGCAAGGCTGTCAAATGCTCGTACCGCAGCGTACCGGGTGTTAGCTTATTGATGTCCTTGCGTATCTCTTCCGCCGCCCGGCGGTATACGCCACGAATCTGGTTTAATGTCGCAGCCTGACCTTGTTCAAAGCGCCTACGGGCGCGCAGCAGGTACTTTGCGTATTCATCGCTGCCCGAAAGCCGGGCAATGTCGTCTCTGCGGATGGCCATAAAACTCTACGCGGCGGAAACCCCTGTCTTCAGACAGGGGAGGAGCCGCGCCCTCCATGAGTTGAATGAAAGAAACTTGACTTCGGACGGTCTGGCATTCCGACACAGCCGCTTGCCGTCTGTAATCGAATGCAGGCTGATCCGGTCTCTTGTCGCGCCGCCGACATATGCCAGTCCCCACTTTGCATGCTTGACCAGACTTCCGCGCTTAAACCCAAGGCTACGCGTACTACCATAGGGTTTGCGAACTCCGCATGCTTCCGGCTGCAAACGGTGTAACTGCCTGCGGTGGAAACGTAACGGCGTAATGCACAAAAGACGCACATTGTCCGGCTTGATATGCCCGCCCGTCCACCAGTTTGCAAGCACCCAGGAGTCCACACAATGCGCCTCAAAAACCTCGGCTTGCTTGTTACCGATCTTCTTCAGTCCTTGCGCATCACGTAGTTCTTTAGTTTCATAGCCTTGCTTCGTCTCTAACCGCGCCAATTTGCTTAACTCTCCATAGAACCACTCCTTGCCTACCTGCAACGGTGAAAATGAACGATTCCAGCGCCGTCCACCAAAGCAATGTGCTTTTATGTCCTCAACTACAAAGCACGTAATTGGGCACAGCTTTGCCAACCAACGACACAGCCTGAGCTTCCACTGCCAGCGGGCCTTAGTTGATGGTGAGATACCTCCCATGGAGCGGTTTTTTCGGTTCGCCCGGCAAGGGGTTTTGCGAAACCGCCTAGCTCGCCGCATATTACGGCGAACCTCAACAGCACCTTTAACCCAGGTTACTGCGTCTGCCTGGATATTCAAGTAAGTATGTGCTTCGGACTTAACTGTTAGTGCTTCTTTTTTACTGCCAGGGTCTATACCGACAGCAACATCTTGTACTTTACCGTCTTCCCTGTCCAAAAGCTGGATGTAAAAGATACCACGGCTAAACCGCCGCACTGCACGGCCCTTCCGAATTAATTCTCTAGCCCTTGCCGGATGACACGGCATCAATGGTTTCCCAGTGCTACTAATTACAGGTACATATAACATTGAGAGTTACCTCCTTTTCTCGCCTTTCGGCGGCAATTATCCCCTTCGGGGCTGACTGACACAGAGAATACAGGCTAGGGGAGCACCCGTATTGTGTTTTGGGCTACCACGCTCAGTCAGTTCAGTTGCCTTCAAACGGCCCTGCCGGACCTTGGCCACCCTAGTCTCGTGTTTAACTTGCGTCTCGCGCATGGCATTGCGCTACTCCAGCAAGCCCCTGACTTCAGTCAGGGGTACTTGACTACTGCTCACCCTGCTCTTCCTCTGTCTCCCACCCTTCAGCGTCCTCGATCCGCTTGCGCCAGAGGAACGATTTCGCAATCCGGCGCCTCTCGTCGTCGTCGGCATCAGGATCCGCGTACGGCAAGGCCGTCGGCACGAACTCGCGCAGGAACTCCGCTGCGGCATCCACGGACAGCAGGCCGCCCTCGATAGCTGTAACCAGGCCTTCGACCATGGTCTTGATGGTGTCTGCCGTTTCCTTGTCATTTTTCGGTGACAGTTCATCCCAACCTATATCCACCCGGTAGGTATCCAGCCGCTTATTTTCAACCTTGCTCCACATAGCCAGGTACATAGAGGCCAGCTCGCCGTAGGGTTCCTCGAACATCCCCCGCTTACGCCGGATGTTGCGGGACAGGGGGACCATCTGCTCAGATACAGAGGCCTTGCTGCTGGCCACCGCCGTCCCAAAGGCGAACTCGGGCACTTGGCTTACATCCACGATATTCATAAAGATGAACTCTAGCAGCGTCGTTATCCCCGCCAGCCCGCTCTCGGCCGTGATAAACGCTACATCATCGCCTTCCTGCATTAGAAAAAGTTCCTTATCCGCGAATTTGAGCTTGCCGGACTTTATTTCTGCCTCGTCAAAGTTATCTTTAAGGAACTTCTGTACATCTTTCAGGGCAAACTTGGTTTTAGGCCTACTAAACAGCTTCGACCCCTGGACGGCAAATAGTAAGGTATCGTGGTATGCCTTCATGAACGGCTCCACTGGCTCCAGGTCGGAGCAGCCGAAAAGCTGGTTTTCTTCTGCTTCGTTTTTGAAGTGCACCACCGGGATGAAGCCCCAGGGATTGGCCTCGGTCCCGTTTCTCTCCCTGATTTCCGTCGGTGCATGGGCATCAGCTTCAATTATCCGCTCCTTCGGCGTCAGTATCTCCGTTACCGTGTAGTCGCCCACCTTGCGCCCGGCAGCATCGACCAGGGCCACCGGATGCCGGATGATTAACTTCAGCCATTGCCCGGTAAGCGGGTCCGGAACCGGCGTCACCCATTCAGGCGGTATCAGCGTCAAATCGAAGGCCTCCAGCTTCGGATTAACCCGATCCGGCACTCTCACGATCCGTGCGAACACGTCACCGTCACGCAAGGTATTGCGGTTGATACGCAGCACCTTGCCAGTCCACCTGGTCATAATTTGCTCCAGGGCCTGGTCGGCCTCGGGGTCTGTGTGTGTAAAATGCGGCGCCCCCATGAAACCGGCTGTGGTGTTAATCACCGGCTTGGCGAAAGCGGCGCCGAGTTTGTACTTGTCCGCCGTATTCCTGTAGAGCTGCCTGGCCAGGTCATAGTCCACCCTGCTAGAGTCCAGCCGGTACGGCGTCATGTATTGATACCCCCATCCGGCAGCCCAGGGGCTGCGCAGCGCGGAAATCTCGCCGATGGCGCTAAGAATGCGGCGTATGAAGCCGGGCTGCCGGCGGAGTGTTGATTTAGCCATATAGGCTGGCCTCCTTGAAAAGGTTTTTGAGATCTTCAGATAAGACTTCACTACCGCTTCTAGCAAAGGCCAGCATCAATGCGTCTGCCTTATCCGGACTTGGTAACCCGCGCTTTCGCATATCTTCTTTGCTTTCAATCTGTATGCGGCCCCTGCTGTCGAATTTGTACTTCAAACTTGCGAGCTGAGAAGCCAGTTCGTCATCACCCGGGGAGATAGCAATATCGCCAGTCTGAAACCTTTCACGTAAAGCCCAGTACCATTCGGCCCTCTTGTTAACAAACCGCTCTTTATTCTGTGCCGCCTCCCCAGCGTTCATCTCGGCCACTGGATATTGTTGCTCTTTAAGCCGGTCTACTACGCCGGCGCCTATGCCAACAACGTCTATTTTTGCTGTCTTTGCGCCTGTTTTCCTCAAAGCATCAATAACCGCTCCAGCCACCGCCATAGTGTCCTGCCCCCGTATTTGATTTATTGCCTCTCCCTTGTCGCCTCGGCGCAACACAATTACCGTGGCGTCGCTACCAAATCTGGCCACGTCTACACCGAGCTCTACCGGTTCTCCAGAAGGCATCGTTTGCCATTTCTGTTGTGCCGCTTCGATCCAGGCAAGTGGGATAAGCGTGTCATCTCCCTGTTCAGGAAATTCTCCCATGACCTTGCTGTACCACAGCGGACTTTCTTCTCCCCACTTGAGCCGCTTCTCTTCTACCCATTCCGGGGTAACTAAATAAGGCCGGATAATCTTCCCAGTCTTAAGATTAGGACTATCGAACGCACTAATGTGTATCTTGTGGTACAGGGGCGACCGAAAGGCATTATAAAATTCACCAGAAAGCTGTGTCGGGTTCCCCACCAGCAAAAGCTTTGCTCCTGGGCTGGTAAGAAAACCTTCCCCAGCATCGAAGATGCGCTGCTCCACGCCACTGGCCTCGTCTACTATGAGCAATATATGCTCTGCGTGGAATCCTTGGAAGCGTTCCGGTTTGTCCGTAGACAACCCAAGGGCAAACCACTGCTTTCCGAGCTCAATCTGCGTTTGTAGAACCTTACCCCCAAGCGGATATTTAGAAGCCGCATGTGCAGCCACTATCTCTCGCCAGAGCAAGTTTTCTACCTGGTGCCACGTAGGAGCAGTGGTGATGACTTTGCTGTTCTTGTGACAATAAAGAAACCACAGCGCCGCCCATGCCGCCACCTTTGTTTTCCCCACACCGTGGCAGGCCCGAACAGCCATGCGCCTGTGTTTTTTTACTGCAGTAAGTATCTCTTTTTGCCTCTCCCACGGGTCGCCACCTAGTACCTGAGTAATAAAAAAGACCGGGTCCTTTTTGGCTCGGTCTAAGACTTTCTTGATGTCTTTTTTATTCATCCTCATCAGCATCAGCCGCTTTAACTATATCGGTCCAGGTAGCTATACCGTCCGCAACACGGCTTAAAGGATCGTCGCCTAAGAGCTCCATTTTTTGCTTTATCGCCTGTCGCATTTCCGCAGTTAATTTCTCATGTAAGTTCACCAGAGCCGATGGCGGGGCTTTCCCCTGTTCGGCACAAAACCTGGTAAGCCAGGCTAGCGTCTGTCGGCTTAACTCGTAGTTTTCCGCCGATACCCGCTCCAGCATCTCGATATCGGAAAGCTGCTTTTGGACAAGCTGCTGCATCTGCTGTTTGCTTTTCTGATACTGCTCCCGGGCCTCGGCCTTAACGTCGAAATGCTCAATCATGTGCCGGCGAATAGCCTCATGACTAACCTTTTCCCCGAGTTCAGCTAGGCGCCTGGCGGCCTCCCTGGTGCTTACACCTTCTTCTTTGCACCACTTTTCTATTTCGGCCCGGTGCGGCGAATTGCAGACTTTACACCGGGCACTGTACCCAGCCAGCATCCGGGCCACCTCCTATCAGGATTGTCAATTGCCAATGTCAAGGTTGTCAATGACAAGGTTGTCAAATAAAAAACCCGCATCCCCGGCGGGTCCTTTTTCTCTCGCTACCATATTACCACATTTTACCCCCTCAAAACTCTCATCTTTTTTTCAACTTACTTTCACAGCATTGACCAACCCCATCTCTATAGCCACGGCCGTAACTATCTCATTCCGCCACCGGTAATAGGTTGCATCGCTCACATGAAGGGCTTCCGCCACCCCTCTATTTGATAGCCGGCAGTCCCAGTACTTCAGCTTCACAAGTTCCATCTTCTCTTTTGGCAGCCTAGCCAGGACCCTTTCAATAGCGTTAACCGTCTCTTCCATGCGCCGAAGCCTCCGGTTAGTGAGGAGCCGGCCGGCCTTGGTGAATGTCGGATCGCTGAGCTTATATGTGGGTTTCCTGGAAGCCCCCTCTATATTATCAAGAACGGGAACAGCCTCAATGATGTTATCTCGCAGGGATTCGATCTCCTCTTTTGTGTATGGGTAGTCGTAGAGCTCCGCTTCTACGTATCGGAATATTGCTCTTTTCAAGCAACCACCTCCTAAAATAGAAAAGCCGACCGCCCGGGAAACCGGGTAAGGTCGGCATCGCTTTTTTGCGTAGCCTAAGGAGAGTGACGACTAATACTATTAAATACCTCTGGTTCCTCCGAGTGGAGCACAATCTCTTTTCCGTGTGCCAGTGCCAACCCCAGTTCCGTATGCGTCCCGCGGCCGCCAGGGAGCAGAACGATCACCAGCTGGGCCCGTATCGCGCCGGCCAGTTCTTCTGCTGCAGTAGCCTGGAGTTGTTCTTCCCCAAATACAGATCCATGCTTAAACCATTTGTAAGTACATTTCCAGCCCCAGTTTTCCAGCTCCTGGGCCAACTCTCGGACCCGGGCGACGTTTTCGAGTTTTGAAGCGATGTAGAAGTTCACCTAAACAACCCCTTCCAGCGATAACTGAGATGCACTTTCCTCTTCGTCTTCCTCAATACCTGTTTCCATTTCCCTGATTTCCTTTCTACTCGGCTTCTTGCTGCTTCCTCTCAGCGCTGCCCCCGTTCCTGCCGTCATGAGCAGGGACTGTTTCAGCGCGTCGTAAGCCCCGAATCCGCCGTCCGAAAGTATTTTGCAGAACGCATCCACAACCGGGATCCCCTCCGGCGTCACCATGCTCAGGATCCCGGGAACATTTTCAAAAACCATGGTTTTGGGCTGTATCTCCAGCACCAGGCGGGCAAATTCGAACACCAGGCTGTTGCGCGGGTCCATCACGTTGCGCTTGCCGGCAGTGCTAAACCCCTGGCAGGGAGGCCCGCCCATGACGCAGTCCACGTCGCCTTGTCCCAGGCCCGAGGCATCAAGTATTTCTTGGCCGGTAATTTTACGACAGTCACCAAAGAAGAAATGCCTGACCGGAGGATACTGCGGATTATGCTTAATCCAGCCGCTGCCGCTGATAAAGGGCACAGTTATGTCGTTCTTTGCCTGCCGCTTCATGTCCCGCTCCATTTTAGCGTTGACTTTTTCTTTGTCAGCAGGGTCAATCCAGTGTATGTTAACCGGGTAGCTACCCAGATTGGTTAAATACGTCATCATGCAGTAATAGTCGTTGTCTAGAGCGGCCACGACTTCAAACCCGGCCTGGATAAAGCCCAGGCTAAAGCCGCCGGCACCACAGAACAGGTCTATGGCAATTGGTCGCCTTGGTTGCCTGGCTATGCGCTCAGGGATATAGAGACCGAAGCGATTTAATGCGTAAGGTTCGAATAACATAGAATCAACTCCTATTCTTCCTCCTGCTCTCTTCCTGCATCTTTCTTAGCTTCTTCGCTGCCACTTCAAGCTCCTTCGGAACCGGCTGATAGTTTTCAAGCGCTTTCCTGTCATAATCCGTGATGTCCGGTATTAATGTCCACTATCTTCACGCTCCTTTTTTAAATGCTCCTTCCAGGCCTCTATCTCCGAATCTGAAATCCTGGCATCCCTGGCTGCTGCGTCAATGCAGAAAACACAAAACAGAGTAACAATTACACCCACTAAAATACCAAATACAAAATTACTCACAGCGTAGCACCTCCCGCCTATTAAACCATTCCCCCGGCGCCACTACCGGCACTCCATACTTTTCATGCACCGCCACTTGCTCCTCATATGACTTTGCTACGTAGAAGCTCCCGTCTTCATGCTTGTACAAAACTGCCACAGCAGCTTCTGTTTTGGGAGCACATTCTTGAAAGTCCCACTCCGACGGCTTTATCCATACTGATACTGTCAAACTCCATTTTTTTAAGTCCTCGGACCAGCCCAGTTGAACGTAACCAGCCAAGTCAGGACAGTTTTTTACTTGCTTCATTCTCCTGCCTCCCGTTTCTTTTGATTCCAAAAACTCAGCCTCGCTCCCCATTTTCGGGCCAGCTCATCCAAACCTGCATGATGCAGTACCATCTCCGCGCTGTCCGGTGGCAGGACCGTTACCGCCACCCAACCGGCAGCGGTAAGCTCCAGTATGGCTTTTGTGCCGTTTATGAATACTTCAAAGCGGCCATCGTTCCGGCCATAGACGGTTTTGTTCCGAATTGCTGACCTCAGCACCGAGCGGATTTTTGTTTTCTTCTCCGACTCCACGTATTTACACCACTTCTCTATGAAATGCTCGGAAAGGAATATATTGATCCGCGCCTGCTCGCGCTTTTCTCTTACGTCCACATCCCGCTCACCTCCGGCCCTTCCCGGTATCTTCAAGCTGCAGCTGTTTCTTGCCTCCCAGGTGCTCGACATCCTCAACATCCCGGGCGAGGATATATTCTCCTCCGGCAGCTTCAAGCTTTTTCTGGAATTTCTTCTGCTTCTCGCTTTGTACACCATTCGGAGCTTTTACCTCAATATGCACAACCCGACCGTCTTTTACTGCCACCAGGTCAGGCAGTCCGGGGTAGCAACCAAGGCCCTGCAGGTTGTAATAAACAAACCAGCCCGCCCAGCGAAGATAATCCTGGATTGTCTTTCTGATGTTGGATTCTTTTACGAAAGCTGCCGGCATCTATCTCACCTCCGGCACAGCTATAAATCCGCCTTCAACTTCCTTTAGCTCGTACACTCCCTGCTCGATACCTCTTTCAGCAAGCCACCTCACAAGCTTCTTTGTGCCAACCCTATACGACCGCTTTTCTGTCTTGGTAATTGTAAAACCGCCTTGGTTTTTTACCGGCTTGATTGCCAATACATTTCCAGCGCGGGTTTTCTTTTTTATGATTCCGATGGATATAAAAACACTGCCGGATTGATCCTTTTCAAGCTTTTCAATTATTTTATTACCAAAGGTAATCCCGCTTTTATTAATGCTTATTTTGTCTTTTAAGCCAGTGTTTCTCCTGGCCATGGCAGGCTTGTACCACTCGATATCTGGTTTCGCGACTTCAACATTATTGTCTTTCATCTGCTGCTCGAAGCTACGCTCATCATCTCCGTCCAGCGCCGTCGGAGCGCCAAGTGCATCGTAGAGCTCTTTCGCACGGTTTCTGGTCATTTCTTATACACCACCTCCACTGTTTTATAGTAGTTTGTTGCAATGCAGAACCTCGCTTTGCCGGCTGCGCAATTCTTGAATTTTCATCCTCAAATAAGCATTTTCCGCCTCCAAAAGCTCGATCTCCGCCTCCAGCCTGGCCCGCTCTTGATTAAGTAGCTTGGCCTGCTGGTTGAGGTAGCCGGCGCCGAAGGCCAGCAAAAACACGCAGAGCAGCACCAAAAATATCAGCATCTTTCCGCGCATCAGATCACCCCTTTTTTGTACATTCGGAAGTGTTCACTTATAGGCTAAATTCGAAAACCTTATATACTTAGGCTGCCACGCAAGCTTTACAGTCCCAGTCTCTCCGTCCTTATTTTTCGCGCAT